CCACTGCCAGTCAACGTATGGTCAAGCATACCAACTGTTACAGATACGCTAACAGCTTTAAGCGACACAGTAGTTCTGCCATTAACGGGTCAGAGTTTAGTAGCAATTCAAATATCTGGTACTTATAGCCTTACAGCATTACTTGAGGCAACGGTAGACGGTACGAACTGGGAAAGAATATATGCATTTCAAGACGCAAATGTCAGCGATTATTGGCGTAGTAGCTTCACTTCAACGCAAGTAAACGATATATGGTATGTAAATGTCGGCGGTTATTCATCGGTACGATTACGATGTAGTTCGTATACTTCGGGTACAGCTTCAGTAACAATGCGTGGTTCACTTGCAGACGCTTCACAACGGGTCGTGTTCTCGCAACTTATTGGCTCTGATGTAAATATAGGGGTGGACGCAAACCAAGCTGGCAACTGGAGTGTAAGAATCACCGACACTGTAGGCGACCCGATACAATCTAGCACACTAGCAGATAATACAAATACCCCTACAGCTATATCTGTTGGTTCGTTCGGCATGATGTACGACGGTACTTTTTGGGATATGGTACGAGGCGACGCAACCAACGGTTTACTTGTAAACTTAGGGTCAAACAATGACGTAACGGTAAGTGGTACGGTCACTGTATCTGGTGACGTTGGAACACTCGACCAATTCGACCTGACTAATTCAAACCCTGCAGCAGTTGCTATTGTAGACGGTAACGGTACACAAATAACCTCTTTCGGTGGCGGTACTCAGTATACAGACGGTGACGCAGACGCTACGCCAACTGGTACGGTTGCTATGGGCTTTGATGGTTCAAATGTACAAGCACTCAGTACGGATACTGGTGGCAACTTGAACATCAACATTAACGAAAGCCTGTCAATTATAAGTAGCGTCAACTCGACTACTACGCCACTTACAGCCAACTCGACATTTAGCGGAACGTATGAAGATATACTTGCTTACCAGCAGGTAAGTGTCATGGTGCGAGTAAGCCACACCGGAACACTGTACCTAGACTATTCAAGCGACGGAACAAACATCGACAAAACGCTTACTTACGCTATTACAGATACAACAAACGGTACACTAATAGAATCACCAGCAAGTACTAGATACTTCAAGTTACGATATACAAACGGTGGCACAAATCAAACGACGTTTAGACTGCAAACACTCTATCACCCACAAGCCTCAGGCTTTACGTTTAGTCGTGTAGATACTGCACTTACTGACGCTATCATGACCCAGAATACACGGGCAGTCTTAGCAGCTAAAACTCCTGGCGGTACATATACGAATATAGACGCAACAACTGGTGGAAACTTAAAAGTATCTTTAGAAGAGTTCGACGGTGCGGTTCTTGGTCAAGAAACTATGGCAAACTCACTACCAGTAGCTATTGCTAGTGACCAAACTGCCATACCTGTTACAGATAATGGTGGAACGCTAACTGTCGATGGAACGGTTACGGCTAACCTATCTGCTACAGACAACGCCGTACTTGATGATATAGCTCTGAATCAAACCGATGGCACACAAAGAACTGCAATACTTGACCAATCAGGCAATTTGCTAGACCTACATAAAGAAGATGATAACTTTGCCGTCGGTGCAGATTACGGTATTCCTATTATGGGCTTGCGAGATGGAACGCCTCAGCAATGGGAGTATATAAGAGTAGATACTATAAGTGGCGACGCTAACACAATACCAGCTAGAGGTATTGTATCGACTGAGGGCTTTGGTATGGTCTACAACGGCACGACTTGGGATAGGGCAAGAGGTGACGCTACCAATGGTATGCTTGTCAATCTTGGGTCTAATAATGATGTTACCGTCACTGGTACAGTAACAGCAAATGCAGGAACTGGTACGTTTACAGTTGGTGATGGCGGTTCAAGTCTTACAGTAGATAATGGTGGCACATTTGTCACACAAGAAAATGGTGCAGCTCTAACAGCTTTACAGCTTATTGACGATACCGTAGCAACCACCGGCTCGGCTATTACGACAAAGGGTATTGCAGCGGTTGGTACAGATGGTACAAACGCACGGGTATTAAAGACTGACACATCAGGCGAGCTACAAGTAGACGTACTAACCTTGCCAGCTAGCACAAACACAATAGAAGTTGTTGGTGACGTTGCAGAAGACCAGGCATTGTCAGGCAACCCTGTTCGTATAGGTATGCGAGCAAGTGCTGCAGAACCAAGCTCTATGAGTGGCGACGGTGACATAGTAACACCGTGGGGTGATAGAAAAGGTCGCCAAGTAGTTACAATGAAAGCTGCAACTAGCTCAGTGACTAGCGTAAACGACGCAGCCACAAGTCAATCACTGCTTGCTTCAAATACTTCACGACTTGGTGCAACAATTCACAATGATTCAACATCTATTCTTTATTTGAAATTAGGCACAACAGCCTCAACTACGTCATATACTGTAAAAATGTTACCTGATTCATACTATGAGGTACCATTTGGCTATACTGGTGCTATTGATGGTATATGGAGTTCTGACGCTTCGGGTGCTGCAAGAATAACGGAGATAAGTTAATGCCATTATATAACCCATCTATACCTACAGGCTCAGTTATGCCATTTGCTGGTGCTACAGAGCCTAGTGGTTGGCTTTTATGTTATGGTCAAGCAGTTAGTAGAACAACGTATGCAGGCTTATTTGCCGTAATCAGTACAACTTACGGCACTGGTGATGGCTCTACTACTTTTAATTTGCCTGATTTAAGAGGCCGTGTAGTAGCTGGCCAAGACGACATGGGTGGTTCAAGTGCCAATAGACTTACTGGTGTTACTGGTAGTGTAGATGGTGATGTTTTGGGTGGTACTGGTGGAACAGAAACACATACATTGTCAACTAGTGAAATGCCAAGTCACACCCATAGTCCTACTTTAAATGGTGCTACAGTTTATGAGGGTGGTGCAGGTGCAAACATTTCAAGAAATATAGATGTAAGAGCAGGTCAACCAACAGTGACAGCTTTAATAAATAGCAATACTGGTGGCGGTGGCGCACACAATAACGTGCAACCAACGATGATTCTAAATTACATTATAAAGATTTAGTGGTATTATAAACTAAAGGGCAGGCTATGAGATACAAATGGCTTACCAACTTTCCGACATACGCACAAAAGTACAGCAACGAGTAAGGGACACTGGCTATTCTTCTTCTGAAATAACCAACTACATTAACGACACACAAAACGACGTTTTTAATGAGTACCGTTTGCCTTTCATGCAAACAAGTCAAAACTACACGCTTGCTACTGATACATCAGACATTACAGACGGCAGTGGCCTACCAACAAATTACGTTCAAGCTATCGACCTTATTTTAACGACTTCCGGTCAAGAAAGTGTGTTGCAATACATAGACTTTACTGAACTAGACCGCATGTATCCTGACCCCGACGATACGACTGCTCACCCTGCTAACATACCGCAATACTGGTACTTTTATGACGATACAATACGAGTGTTTCCGTTTCCGAATCAGGCTTACACAGTTACGCTTAAGTATTACAAGAAGCCTACAGCACTATCTAGTGATTCTGACGTACCAGAAATACCAAGCCAATTTGAAGAATTGCTTGTAGTCGGTGCAGCATACCGAGTTATGCAAGTAAAAGATAATTACGACCAAGCAGCAATTTTGCAAAACAAATATGACGAGATTTTACAAAAACTAGTAGTTAGATATTCACAACCGCAAGTCGGGCAACCAATAATAATGAGGACAAACCGAAATGCCCTGGGCAAAGCGTTCTTCTAGTACGATACCCCGTGTATCTTCACCCCAACAAACCCTGAGTTTTACTGACTACTCAAAGGGTTTTAATTCATTTCTAGCAAATGACGTTATGGTTAATTCAGACAAGGCTAACTTTTGGCGGTTGGCTCAAGACGCTCGCATAACAACGCTTGGTGAATACGAAACACGCAAGGGAGTAGATATTCACTCACAACCAGCAGGCGAAACACAAGATGATGAAGAGGAAAGCGTAACAGGTGCAGCAAATCAGACGTTTACCGAAACAAAACGTATTGCTCAAAAGTTTACGTCTACAACTACGTCACGCTTATCTCGCATAGATGTGCGTTTGCGTAACTCTGATTCTGGTAGCGGTACGATTATAGTAGAGGTATGGTCAAACAGCGGTGGTGAACCAAGCGAAATGCTTTGTCGTTCGTCTATTGCTTCATCTTCGCTGACTGGTTCTTATGCGTATCACTCGGCACGATTCATAGACGCACCATTACTATCTGCAACAGATTACTGGATAGTTGTATATATACAATCAGTAGGTAGTGGTAGTTATGACTGGTCGTCTACAACAAACTCGACTGACGCTTTAATTTCTACCGATTCAGGTGTTTCTTGGTCAACACAGACGTTCTCTATGAACTACAAGCAATTCTATGCAACAGACGGCGGTGTAAAAGGCTTACACAGGGCATATAAGAGCGATGGAACGGCTGTAACGCTATTTGTACAAGGTACGACGCTTTACTCAGTAGACAACGTTACAGGGGCTTTAACGTCGGTCAAAACAGGCTTAAACGCTTCGGCTACTGACTATAGATTTACGACAGTAAACGACATTGTGTACTACGTTAATGGCTTTGACGGTTTAAGAAAGCTAAGCGGTGCAAGTTTTGGTACTGACGCACAGGTAAGTGCAACAAACTACACACTCATTACACAACACAAAGGCTTGCTGTTCTTGGTCGAGAAAAATGACCCGAACAAACTTGTCTATTCAAACTTTGCAGATTATGAAACTTTCACATCAACAGATTTTATATACATACCAGCACCAAAAACTGGCGACCCTGTAACTGCTATTGTTCCATTAAACGGTTATTTGCTTTGTTTTACTGCAGATAATAAGTACATCTTGTCTGGTGACGACAACGCCACGTTTGCACTTGACGAAGCACCAGACCAAAAGGGTACATATCGCCAAGAAACAGTCACAGTAGATAAGAACTTTGTGTACTACTTGTCCAATGATGGCGTGTACCGTTCAAACGGTTCAGAAGCCACACTAATGAGTTCAAATATATACGAAGATATATTGCGACTACCAAACCGTGAGGACGCTGTTATGTGCGTGAACAGAGGGCGTTTGTATCTTTGGTTTAGACCGTCAGGCTTAGACGCTAACCACAATTGCTATGTGTGGAACTTAAATTACGGCGATACAGTAGTGGAAAGTTACGACACCGAAACAGTCGTCAGTCGAGCCTTAACAGCCTTTAATGACAACAATCGCTTGCTTGTTGCTAACAGTGAGTATGGTCAAGTTTACTGGCAAGAACTTAGCACAAACGATTATACAAATCTTGGTGGCGACATTAACTTTTTGCTTCAAACACATTATAACCCGTTTGGCGACCCATCAGCACTTAAAGAAATACGATACTGGAACCCACGATTTGGGGCGCAGTCTGGTAATTACACTATTTCTTGTGAGTATGCTTATGATTTGCGTGACAACTGGACAGTATATTCATCACCAAACGTACAAGGTTCTGGTGAAACGTATGGTAGTGGTGTAACATACGGAAGCGGTGCAGTCTATGGTAGTACTGCAGAATTGCAATCACAGTTATATGTACCGAGTGAATACCGACGTATTGCCTTGCGGTATAAGCACTATGCTACAAGACAACCGCATACTTTTCTTGGTCATACGCTTAAACTACAACTAAGACGCATGAGGTAATATGTTTCGGCCTATATCTTCACAAAACAGTTACGGGCAAAACTGGAACGAAGTAAACAACATGATTCGTCAGCTTAACAAAGAGCAGACAGTCAAGACATTTAAACAGCCAGGCGGTAACGCTATTGTCACTGGTAAGTTACCATACACCGACGGTTACGGTTCTCTCTACTATGACTCTGACGGGCTAGCTCGTATTATAATTGGCATACTACCAGATGGAACTATTGGTATAGTAACCAGTAAAGACGGGATAGACGTAATAGATGACATTACTTGGTGATATAGAAAAAGTAAGTTTTTGGACTGGTACAAATTACCAGAAAAAGTTTACAACTGGCGTTTTTACAGCAACTTTAAACACTGGTAATTCTTGGACATACACAGAAGTAATTACACACAGCTTAGGTTACAGACCAAACGCTAAAGTGTGGATAGAACAAGACAATAATGGTCGGATACTTCTACCAAACCCTATAAACAGTTCAAAAGAAACTGTAGTCACTACAAAGAGCTATACAGATAGAGTAGAAATACAGCTAACCTCACCAACACTAGCAAATGATGTGACGGTAGAAGTGTATTATGAAGTCTATCTTGACGCAGATGATAACGGCGATACTGGCATAGCCTATTTTTCTAAGTACCCTATAGACCGAGTGTACCAAGTGCTAGAGGGGTCTTTCGCTATTAACTCAGGTGTAACGACTACTCAAAATGTGACACATACACAAGGCAGACCAATGATATTTAAAGCTATATGGTCTTTAGATAACACAACATGGTACTCAACTAGAGATTATTACGACCCAAGTAACGTAGCACTTAATGCGACAGGGGAGTTTTATTGCGACAGCACAAAAGTACAAGTTTACGCAAGTAACCAGTTAGGTGCAAACAAAACATTTTACTACAAAATAGCTTTAATAGAACCTGAACAAGATTTTGCTGGTAGTACGAACTCAGGTATAGTTTTTGATTCTCGCAAAGATAGTTTTAAAAACTTAGAATCAACAGAAGTAAATATAACGTGTTCTGGTAGTTTAGCTAGCGGTGCAATAGGTATTTTCACTGGCACACTCAGCAACTCACTTGGTCTAAACGTATCAGATTTTTATGTGAAAGCGTCAAGTGATACGTTTTACTACAATGGGTATGTTGGTGCTGGTACTGGCTTTTTCTCTGTTGCTGTAACAGGCGGTGCATTTTTAACAGACTTATCTGTAGAAGTATTTTTAGAAACTAAAAACAATGAAACTAAAGCAATCTTGTGGATATATAACGCAGACCCCAACACAGTCACCATAACAAGCAAGACATTTAACGCTAGATTTATAGTATACACTTCACCATTTTCTTAAATGTGCTATTATATGCTTAACGGGCGGGTCTAGGGTAACTATGCAACCACAAGTCCGAACTTTAGACCAGATTATGGCGGAACTCGCACCGACCTATAATCCTCAAATACAGACTATACGACAACGCCAATCTTTAATACCGCAACAAATACAGGCAGAAGAGCAAGGTTTACAAGCAAAACAAGGCGAAGCTTTTGAAAATATTGTGTCTGGTGCAAGGCGACGAGGTCTTGGCTTTTCTGGTATACCTCTTGCTGAACAAGCACGTTACACGGCAACCGATTACTTGCCAGCACTTGCACGATTGCGTCAAACAGGCCAAGAACAAGCATTGTCGCTTGAAGAGGCTTTACTTGGTATACAAGAACGACAAGGTACAATGGCTCAACAAATACGACAGCAAGAGTTGGATAGATTACAAGCATTTCAAGAAGCAGAAGCTAACCGACGTGCTGCAGCAGCAGCAGCTTTTCGGCCTAGTCTTGGTGGCGGTGCAAAACCAACTGCAGCACCAGCTCAAGGTATACGAGAATCAGCTTACTTAGAAGTTCAGCAACGTGTCGCAAGTTCTGGTGACCGTGACCTCATTTCTGATTACAACGCTACTGCAGAATCAGCAAGGCGTGGCAACCAACGTGACCAAATCAAGCTAGAAGTA